AAATTATTTTTTATTTCATTAATAAGAACTTTGTTTTCAAATACTTTTACATCAACAGTTTCAAGAATTGAGTCGAGCTCTAAACTTATTTTTTCTCCTACAGTTCCAATACTGTCATTTACGTTTTCAAGACTTTCCTCAACTCCTTTAAAATTTGCCTCAATCCAAGGAAAGTTCTTTTTGACAATTTCAATATCTTCTCTAATAGATTGAAGATCTTCATCATAATATTTTGGTTCAGGGAGATTAATAATATCTTCCTTAATTAAATTGATTCTGTTTTCAATAGAATCAATTTGCTCATCATAATACTTTACTTCAGGAAGTTCTGAAATAGTATTACGAACAAGATCAATCTGTTCACAGATTGCTTCAACTTCTGCATCGTAATACTTTACTTCTAGTATTTCACTTCTTACTTCATCAACAATTTCACAAAGTTTTTCTAACTCAGCATCATAGTATTTAATTTCTGGAATGTCTGGGATTTCTTCCCTAACATCATTAATAATTTTTAAAAGTTCTGGCCACGGAGGAATAATATCCTCAACCTCTGCAAAGGTATTTCCTTCAGTATCTTCTATGGTTACAGTTTCTTCTTCGATATAATCTTCTACAGAGGGAATATCGTTATCTTCTTTAATATCCTCTATTGACGGTAAATTATTATTCTCTACAGCATTTTCAACAGAAGGAAGATTATCATCACCCTCTACAAAGTCCCCAATAGAGGGCAAATTTTTATCAAACAGATCTTCAATAGAAGGCAAATCTTCTCTAGACATTTTATTAGTAACCTATTACTTTGGGATTTCTCTCCCTTTGTGCTATTTATTATCTTCAGTAATTCCGTTCTTCAATAGTTTTGATAACTCTGCAGTAGAACCAACAAAAAGTGCATTAGTAACATTGGTTGGTCCTTTGACTTTTTGCTCATCAATATCTTTTAGTTTCTTTTGCAAATCAATTAATTTATCTGTCGCATCAGCAACATTTTTAATTAGTTGTCCAGCAACTTCATAAGCTCTTGGCATCTCACTTTCTTGTGCAAGTTCTAAAATACCATTGAGTGCTTCTTGACCTTTTTCGATGATTGAATATAAGTTGCCTCTAGTATACTCATAATCTTTTTTGAGATCATTAGAAACTGATGCTATAGATTCTACCTTTTCTTCAACAGATTCTACTTCACGAGATACTATATCTCCGGCAACATTAAATGTATCATTAAGATCATCGAATTTTCTTGTCATTTTCATACTGTTTCTTTACAATGAACCACTAAACCCAAAATCATCCCCAAATTGAATTAGATTTGCATCCGCATTGGTAATTAATTTGACTTCGGATCCAGAAACATGAGATGTTGGAGTTGTTTCATCATATCCACGTTCAACTGTGATTTTACTTCCAGATTTAGAAGCAACTCTGAAGTTTTCGTTATCAATAACTATTACTCCACCAACAGAAATTGTTGATGCATCATTAACTTCAATAATAGTCGATAAATCTGTTACATCCTTAGAAAGGTTTGTAACAACGTTGTTAGTATAACTCTTAGTTGCTACTGGTTCAACGGAATAAGTAACCTCTCTTGTTGGGGTGCTTGTACGATCTCCTGCAATATATCCAACAGAAACCTTTTCGATAATATCTTTGGAAACATCTGCGATGGGACCAAACAGATATGTTTTTGCTGTAAATCTTAAAGTATAAATTAAAGCTCTTCTTGTAGAATAATCTCCTTCATAATCATCTTGCATTGATATTCCTTCAAGAACAACAGGAATGTCTCTTTTTTCTCCAATTGTTTCAACAAGATCAACACTCATAGTATATGCGGGTTGAAAATATGGAATAATTTGCTCGATAATCTGAAGCATATCATCATTTAACTTAGTCATAATGCTAAGTTCAAATGACATATTATATGGAACAGGCATATAAGACTTTCTTGGTTTAGTCTTATCAGACGTTAAAGATGATAAAAACGTTTGAGTAGTTGTTACCTTTCTTGAAGTGTCATATGTCAATCCAGTAAATTCGAATGACATTCTAGGCAATGACATTTGAACTGGTTTGTTCAAATCAGAAACTTGTTCTAATCTTGCCAAAAACTTTTGAATTGGTCCATATGCAAGAGGAACTTTGATCGTGCTTACGACCGAATCTGAATTGTCCGTATGTTTAATTGAAATGTCATTAAACAAAGAACCAAACGAAACAATAGTTCTTCTTAATATTTCGTGGTAAAAATATTCAAACATTTGTCAGGAGATTACGATATACTATTTATGGATTTCCAAAAGGATTAGACTCACTGAAATCTATAATTGCATCAGCCTCAGATTCAATGGTATCGTTTTCGGCATATGTGTCTGTTGTATTATACTTATTGATTATTCTTACTTTATAAGTTGCTCCGGATTCAGAACCAGTTAATACATCACCATTCACAAAAGATCCTGAGATATTAGATACCTTCAGTAAATTATCAACCGAATTCCATTCTTTAACTAATGCAGTGGTAGAACTTATACTTCCAACGACTGTTTCATTATAGACATATGTTCCTGATCCAGAAAAATATGGAGAAGAAACTGTTATAGTTGGTGCTTCTGTATAACCAAGTCCAGCATTTGTAATATAAATTGCAGTAACAACCCCTGCGGTGTTTATGTGCGCTCTTGCAGTTGCTGTTACTCCAGCACCTGGAGCTCCACTAAATGTTACCGTTGGTTCTCCAACGTATCCAGAACCTCCAGAAGTTAAAGTAACTATACCAATGACACCATCACCAATAGTTGTTGTTGCCGCAGCTCCTGCACCCCCACCACCAACAAATGCAACTGATGGTGCATCGGTATATCCATATCCAGGATTTACAATTTCAACTCCCTGAACTTTATAGTTTTCAGTATTTCCATTACAATCAACCAGTCCACCAATGAGTGTTGCAATTCCAACTGCAGTTAGACCTCCTGCTGGAGCAGAAGAGATAGCCACTCTTGGAGATGATGTGTATCCGTTTCCTCTATTTGTAACAGTGATTAATCTTACACCACCATCTACAATTCCAGTAAAAGCTGTTGCGGTAATTCCCGCACCAACCATAGTTAGAGATTGAATATAACCTTCATCTTTCACATTATCATCAATTTCCTCAACTCCAGTGTCAATAACCTCATCCTCATATCTAAACAATTCGCATCTTAGTTCGTAAACATAAGTTTTTTGGAGTTGATAAAATGGTTTTTCATGCTCAACAAATTTAATTTCAAATAATCTATCTCCGAGTGGAAACCAAATTAAATCACCTTCTTTTGGTCTGGTTGACAGTTTGATATCTGGTATATTTTTTGTCAGTGGTGAAATATAGGTTTCAAATCTTTCTTTTGATATGATTAAACTTAAATCATTTAATGGTTGAACACCAAACTTTGAAAGAAGAGTTCCCTGACCCTCATACCCATCATAAGTGTCTACATATGCTTCTAATGGATACGCATTATCGAACTTGGATTCAATGACTTCTTTTATTATTGTTTTTTCTGTAAGGTATCTTCTTGGAATATAATAAACTTCAACTCCATACATGCGAAGTTGTTCGTTAATTAAACTTTGAACTAACGACTGTTCTGATTTTGATCCCTGAAGAAAAAATGGATTTAGCATATTATCCAATCATATCTAGTGGTGGTAATTCGTATGTATTGGACATTTTTTCCATAATATCTTCAAGTTCTTTTTGTGCATCATCATAAATTTGTCTTCCGTTTAATTCAATACCACCTGGAAGTTTAACTCCATGGAATTTTATTAAATTCTGTCCCCATTGTTTTTTGATGAGAGAAGTTAAATACATCTTTAAAAATGAATCATTCCATACTCTAGAATAATCACTTGGATCTAAGGTTCTGTAACAATCTATAATTAAGTAAGTGCCTGCAGTCACTGAATCCCAATCAATATCTAAGTATAAACGATCTTGTCTCTTGTTAAATCTAATTTGTTTTTGTGTTGTAAGTAAAAACTCAATATCTGCCAAGTAAGTTTTTGTCATTGCATAAGTTAAAAGTTCAGTTGAACCCCAATAGTAAATATCGTTTAGGAAAAGTTGATACTTCACACTAAACATATTGTTTGTGATAGTATTAGTCCCATCAAAGTGAAATATCTTATTTACACCAATTACAGATGGTGGAATTTGCAGATAGTTTCCACCTTCGTAAAAATTAAATTGGGTTGTCAATCCAACATTATGATCTACCGTTATTGTACTGATACCAACTCCGGAAGTTGGTTGTGCCTTACCTCTATTAATATCGTCTTCGGTAATTTGATATTTTAAAAAAGTTGGGTATACTCCATCAAAATGTCTTTCTTGAAAAAACTGAATGGCGTCATCTACCAAGTCTTCAATTTGCTCATCCGCAACATTAATTTCCAGAACTGGAGCACCCAGTTTCCTTTTGCAATAATCAATTAATTCTTGTCTACTGGATGGTTGTGCCATTTATCTATTTACCCCTTAAGGTATTTATGGTGCAGAAGATATTCCAGAAATAACTAAAGCATTTCCACTTGCAAGTCTATAAACAGTAGATCCAGAACTTACAAGAACATCATATACGTATCTACCTTCACTCAAAGATCTTGTTGCCGTGCTGCCCAATGATAAATTAAATTTACCCTCAACAGCACTTGTAAAACCAACATTAAAGGTTGCTACTGCATACATCGATGAACCAATAGAAACACTTTTTGCCATCTGTGATGAACCAGTCCATCCATCAAAATTGAAAGCAGATCCTGATGTAGTTTTTACGGTAAAACTATCAGTAAAAGTTGATCCTGTGTTGATTACAAGATTTGCCCCGTAAGCAACACCAGAGGTTGGATCAAAGGTAATTGTGTGAGTTGCCATTAGAATTTAGATACAACTTCTTGTTGTTTTAAGTAAAGTTTGATGTATGATTTTGAATAATTTCTCAAAATATCAATATTATCTATACTATCTATGTCTCTTGCAAGTTTTTCATATTCAAACATTTTATTGATGTCTTCCAAAATAATTTTATCTGGATCCATTAATTAACTCCTTTAGTAAACTCTTAATTTCACCCAGTTCATTCTTTACAGTTTCCATTTCACCCTCAATATTTTTTATTTTATTTGAGTCATTTTGTTTTGAGTTTCTAAGTGCAATATAATTGTTATATTCATTCATGTCCGTATTTAAAATTGCTTTTGTTTTTTGGTCACGTACTAGATTTACGTGACCCTCTACTTTTGCGTAATCCATAATTATGCGAGAGCAATAGTTCTAAGATCTCTAAGTCTAGGTGGATATGCTTGATTTGTTGAAGTTCCAACAATCTTGACACTAAAGTATCTAAATGTTGGCAAGTTGTCAATTGTGAACTCAATATCCGTAAATTGTGCTTGATCACTAATCAATGCCAAAGTGTCAGATTTTGGTACAAACTTGTCTGAAGATCCATCACTATTTGAGATATCGATAACTTGACCAGACTGAAGAAGATTTGAATATCCTGGGAAAGGATAATAAATTAATTCTTCAGATGAATCTTTTGCAATTGCATAGAAAGCTCTCACATCATTATAGACATTCAGATATGCAGAAAGATAGAGTTTAATCGATGTTGCGGGAGATTCAAGAGAAATTGGATTTATTACATAAACAAATGCATTAGGATCGTTAATTATGTCTGAAGTTCTGTTATCAGTTATATAATTTGTGATTGGTTGATTGACTCTATTGGAAGTGAGGATCATTGCAACACGATGCAAGTCAACAACAGGAGATAGTGAGGGGTTTGTGGTATTGAGGTTCAATTCCATTGTAAAGGATCTGTTTCCGGGTAAAGTTGTCAGTGAATTTGTCTCATTGACTCTGGAAGCAATCAATCTTGGAGAACTTAAGTAATTTACTCCTTTCAGAGTAATATTTTCAAACCCTTTATCGGTAAAGGAAATTTCGGAACCATCAACACTTGTTCCACCTATTGTTCTAATAGAAGCACTAATATTTGTTCCTGCAGGAGTTATATTTTCGACTATTGGAGTTATAACCTCATATTGAATGTTTTCTGTGGACTTAATCTTATTCCCACCAGTAGATTTGGTTTCATTCAGATAAAGTTTTGGTAAACTTGTTCCAACGGATCTATCGATTCCATTTGTTGACATATCCAGTTTAATGTTATAATAATCAAGATCAATAGAATCGGACACTGTTGAATCTGAGAGATTATGAACTTTGTTAATTCTTCTCAGAGAAACACCATCTAACTCATATTTGTAAACAAAATCTCCTGTAGTGTAATTAAATGCAAGAGTTGAATCAACAGATCTTGTGATTCCAATAAGTGAATTGGTAGAAACGCCAGTGTAAGAAATAATTTCTTGACCAATTCTTGCATAACCTGGATTTGTTGTTCCAACCCCAACATTTTCAAATGTTCCAAAGTTTGTAGAATCTGCAATAAGTATAGTTGAAGTTGAGGTTGATTCATAATCTGCAATCAGTTTTGTTGGAGTAACATCACTGATAACATTTGATATTTGGACTCTATTGAGAGTTGAGTGCATACCATGATTTTTTTGATTTACCTTGATATGCAAACCATCAGTAACAACAGTTGGTGCTACTGGAATCAAGACATTCCCACCAGCGCTTGCATTTAAGGTTGTTGTTACTCCCAAATTGTTAGTATATCTTACAGTCCCACCAGCACCAACTAAGAAATCTCCCTGAACATTATCCAAAACAAGTTCATTAATTCCAGTTATATCAGTAACTGAAAGTCTAAGATTTCTTCCAAGAGATGTAATTCCGATTTGAGTTGCTGTTAATACGTCACCAACTGAATAACCAGTTCCACCATTAGAAATTGTAGCTGCAATTGCAACACCATTACTAATTGTAATGTTTGCTGTTGCATCTCTTCCAGATCCAGTAATATTTGTCAAAGAAACATTGGAATATACTGTAGAACCAGATGAAGGTGTGTATCCTATACCAGAATTGGTTATAGTTAAAGGTCCAGTAGCAGTTCCTGCGGAACCAACATAAATTCCACTAGCATTTGAACCCAATTGAGTTATCGTATTTCCTAAAGTAAGTCCAGAATCTTGTACTGTAGATCCCAACCCAACTCGAATTTTCTTGGAAGAAAGTTCTAAAGCATCTTTAAGTAAGAATGGTGTCTG